GGGCTAGACCTAAGAGTGCTGTTGATTGTGTTGCCATTGTTTTCTCCGATTAAGCCACGTATGTGCCGTTATTGGTGGTGTTTAAACGACGCGCAGTCCAGATACTTCCAGCCAGTGGCGTAATCGTGCCCGCACCCGCAGTGGCTCTTATTAATAAACTTGTACCGTTGCCGTTATCCAACTGTATTCTGAACCGTGCGTAATGATTAACCGCCGTAGTTAACGAAGCTGTTGCAAAAGAATACGCCGCTGTTGAGTTAATTGCCTGACCTGTAAGCATGGTTGCTGTGCCGGGCGGAGCAACGATACCTGTAACAGGCGACATTTCAAAATATACGTTCTGTACGGTTGGTGCGGCAGAGTTAGTCAGCGTCCAAGTGACCGTACCAGCGGTGGTTTTCAAGAAGTACATAATAATTTCAATATCGTAGTAGGCCTCTGCAACCAGCGCAATATTTGATGTTGTACCAAAAAAGTTGCCGATTGAACCAAAAGCACCGCCGTTAGCAGTTAACTTAAACTGGTTGTACAAACCTACCGAGCTACGACCAGATGCCGTGTCTACTGTGCCGTACATGTTTACGCCGTCGTACTCAATAGCACCTACGGCAGCAGTCGTTAAGTTAGTTCCCGGCGTTAGAACAACAGGCGCTACGGTAGCTGTACCCGCGATTGGCGTAATTGAGCTGGCTATAATATTGCCGGTAGATGCAGTAATATTACCTACAGCAGTGATAGGGATACTGGTATTTAATATAGATGCAGAAATCTGCATCTTGTACGCGCCTTTGACCTGATTAAAGCCGCCGACATAAAACTGATGGGCATTTGCCGAACCCGTGCTAGACGTAGCGTAAACCAAATTGCCTGTGAAAGATGCGTTTAATGCCGAACCAAATATGTACGTCTCGTTAGGGCCAGTGACACTGTATGTCGCCTCGTTGTATGTAGAACTGTTATGGCCAAAGTTGCCAAAACCAGCCGCATCCGTGCTGTTGTTTGCATACAGAACGAAGTCAGCGGAAGCATTAGTGCCAGCATTGGAGTTATAGACATAGCTCTCCATGTAGTTGTTAAAGTTGCCTGTTGCAGCAATCACGGGGTTTGTCGTGCCAGCCAGTAAAGCCGCAGTACCTGCCCGTAGAGTTGTACCGTTAAATGTCAAATCAGCGCTAGATTGGTAAGGATTAGTACCGTTACCATAAGGAATAGAGTTAACAGCTAGTGTGGTTACACCTGTACCGCCAGAAGATACCGGAACAAGAGCGACGTTATCCGCAACGATATTTAAACCATCTGCGTAAACCGATCTTTCGGCGGGGTAGGTGACGAACACATCTTTATTACCCGCTGTAAACGACGTCAAAACTCCAGCAAAACCAGTCAACAGCGTAACCGCCGTGTAAGTCGCGCTAGTTCCTGCGTAGGTAAGTGTTGACCCGCTTGCTGTTAAAACTGTTTTACCTGTACCTTGTGCATCAAGCGTTACAGTACCTGTGCCCAGCGGAACAGTGGCATTGGTTGTGAAACTTACACCAACCGTATTTGACGCCGCACCAATTAATGTGAAGTCTGTAGTTCCAACCGTCAGAATAGTGGCTGTTGTGCCAGAAACTAACGCCGTAGCATTTGCAATTGCATTAACTGTGATTACTTGCCCAGCCGTTATGCCATGCGCCGCAACCGTATTAACAGTAACCGTGGTAGTTGATTGGCTGATAGAAGCAATTGCCGCAATAGAAGATAAGCTAGAAGACGATAAAACAGTATCCCTAGATAAACTTGTAGTTGATAGCGTGTACGTACCAATACCCACTTCCCACTCATTTGCGACTTGACTGGCAATTGTGTAGTACGTGGTGTTAGCGTTGCCAATAACAGAAAATGCCTGATACCCACTGGATGTGCCAGCAAGCACAACAGACCCTGTACCCGTCGTAGTGGTGTTCTCTCTTACTCGATCTTTAAGAACTAAAGCCATTTTGCACCTTTTATGGGTTAACTATTGTCTGCCAATCTGGATCAGGCGGTGTTTGTGATGTGTCAATCACTGTCCAAATAGCTGTCAAAGTTGATGATTGTGTTTCCGCTGCAAACATTGTTTCAATAACTGCCGCCTGAAATTTGGCAATCAAGCTTTCTGCATCAGCAATTGCAAAAGTATCGCTCGCACTGACCTGAAACACCTGCCCAGCGGCAGTAGAAAAAGGCAAAGCAGAGAATGGGGTGTTAGCAAACATGATTAGGTAATCACTACAGTGTAGGTGACAGCCAAAATGTCAGTGGCTACAACGGTTCTTGCAGCGGCAAAGTCGCCAGCCGAGAACAAGATACCTGTTGTATTATTCGGCACAGTCGTACCACCAAGGACGATAAAACAACCAGCTACCGTAGCTGAACCAGTCATTGTGAAGGTGGTTGGCGTTGATGTTGTCTTGCTACCGCCAGAAGCGGTAGAAAACACAGGTGTGAGCCGTGCCGCAATAGCTGTAATCTCCGCCCATGTAGCGTGAGAAGCCATAGTGTCTGCCACAACGGATGTACCAACACCTTTCAGGCCCATCAGTACTGCGCCAGCACCTGCGTTACCCAGAATTGAGTTTAAAGTAGCGTTCTTGCCAACTGTTACTACTAGATTTTCAATGTCGTCTTCCCATTTGATGTTGCCTTGAGAATCTGTACACACCACATGGTAGTAGCCGTTCATGTTCATTGGTTCAGTAACCATTTATTGCTCCTGTTAGCTACTGCGAATTAACGCCGTTGTCGATGTGTTTGCAGGCATCGTAACTGCGAATGTGATTGCTGAAGTCTTGTCTGCCCCAAAATCCAAAACCGCAATAGACTTGTTGGCTTTGCTTGAGTTGTAAATCAGCGCACCACGAGCAGTCAAAGCTGATGTCCAAGTTGCGTTGGGAAACCCAACATAGGCTACAGTGCCCAATGTATTTACCGTGATACCCGGTAGTGTTACCCCGCCTGCCGTGTAACCTGTTGCTACAACTTCATCGGTCGCGCTGTAAATTGTCGTATCTGCACCAAGATTAGCTGGCGCGGTGTAAAGGGCAATCTTAATCACATCCGTGGGTAAGTTATGGACACCCTCATACAACTGGGCTTTGAAACTGGTGGTAAGTGTTTGGGCAATCATTGAACTGGAATCCTCACTTGTCCATCACGGTACGCATCCATACGTTGCTTGCCATCGCCCAGATTTTTAAGCAGCTGCATTGATTGCGCGTACATTTCTTGATATACCGCAATCAAGTCAGGCTCACCCTTCATAAAGCGGATAGCTTCAACCAAAGCGCCGTTCAATAACGCAGAACTAAAGTTATCGCCAAGCCAAGAAGTACCAGTGGTGACAATCGACTCAGGGTAGTAGTAATAGTGGAGTTCTAGTTTGTAAGCACTGTTCGGTGTAGGCCCAAGAATAAAACTTAACTCATTAACTGCTGTAGATTGTGGGCCAAAGATTGCGTAGTACTCTGGAAGACCTGTGTCCGCTGGAGTTGGGTACGCCTCACGAATGAAGTTAACGTCCTTATTTAGCAAAAATGTATAAGTTTCCGTGGCTGTCCCGTAGTTCTCAATAACCGCTAAAGAAAACGTAGACAGGAAGTCGCCGGGACAAGACACATATTTATTGTTTACCGTTAACGTACCAACTACGTTTTTTCGCAGGTTGGCAAGCTGTACAGAGTTGTAAATCTTCTGTTCAGCCTGCTCTGTAAACAGTGCGTACTCATCCGCTGTAAACTCGTTTTCACAAATGTCCGCAATATTTGCAACAAGTTCAGCGTAGTTCATGGTTATGCCATAGGCCCACGAGCCATCAGACCTTTAGTAGCCGCGCCAGTGCCACGAACTTTAATACCGCTGGTTTTGACTTGCTCATCGCCAGCAGCTTTACTGATGTTGCCAACGCTCATATTAACCGTGTCGGCTTTGCTGCGGTTTGGCATAACACCGGGGGTGGAAGAAATCTTCATTGCCTTACCATCCATAGTGTGCGGCTCGGCATAAACACTTGCGCCGCCAACTTCTTTACCGTCTCGTTTCATGCTGAATTTAGCCATTATTTTCCCCGTTGGTTTGCAACTTTAGCCATGCCACGACCCATGCTCATCATCATCTCGTTGGTCTTTCCGCCTTTGGCTAGCTTAGTCATAGGCTTGCCGGGGTGCAGCCTTTTCTCGTGCTTATGCACGGCTCCAGCCATCATCTTTTTGTCCTGTTTTAAATCTGCTTTGTGCATTTTAAGCTCCTAAGTTACGCTTACCGTTACTGTACCAAGTTCTAACGCTAACACCAAATAATTTGGCGTTAAAAGAGTGTCAAACCCACTTGCTCCACCAACAGGGTTCCAACCCCACTGAAAGACTCGACTGCCACCGCCGTTGAAACCATCCTCCAGCAAGCCAGAGACTTGGTAGCTTAGGTCAGGACGCGGGTCGCGCACCCCTTGCGGGTCATCCACTGGATACATGCCCAACTGCAACTGCGGCTGATCTGGGTCCCAGCACTGAGGGCACACTTTTAAGTCGTAAACCTTGGTCTTGACAACAAGTTTTTTAAGTGCCGTAAGTTTGTACCCGAAACCGCACCGGTCGCATATGGCAATTGAGTTCTTACCACTAGCAAACCTATTACCCATTATCCGCCCCCAATGAACATCTGTCTAGGCACGAGACGCAATGCGGCGCGTTCTTGATCTTCATCAGCCGCTGTCATCCATGCCTCGTCGTACTGTTGTTTTAAGACCCCAAGACGATCCATACCACCGGGAACCTTCAAAGCAATGTAATAGGACAATCCAGCCACCATACAGGGTATAAAACGAAAAGGTACGTCCATTACATTGACACCATTACCAGCATCTTGCACGCGACGCATACGCCAGTAGACAAACTGGTAAGTCTGGGAGCCGTCAGGCGTAGGCCACATGGTTACGCGAGGCACATTATTGGTGTAAATCTTGGCGCTGGAACTAGCAGTATGTGCCGCAGCCGTTGTTCCGTTCTGTCCACGGAAGCAATTGCTTAAAGTGTTGCCTTCAATGTAGTTGTAGAAGATAGTTTCGCTGTCAAGGTTGATGTAACCAATGGCAGGAAGCCCAACTACACTGGACAAAACAACTGTGTCTGCGGTAGCGTTGATGCTGGTAGACAAAACCGCCGTTGTTGGCATGATCTGCCCATCCAAACGCTGATACCAGACTTGAATTGGCCGCGCTTGGGTCAGTTTGTTAGGTAAAGTAGCGTATGTGGAAACACTTACGCGGGTAATTGTCAAATCGGACTGGGTTGCCGCCTCATTTGGCTGTGTTCGGATAACGTGATCAAGTAAATCGACAGTATCTACGGGGATTGCATAGGTGTTCAAGCCTTGAGTTAGGGTAATCGTGCCCTGCTCAAACGTCCACATGTTGATACCGCGGTTTGCCCAGTCAGCAAACAACAAGTTCAGCGACCGGCGAGCCGTTTTAAGGTCGTATCCGGTGCGTAACTCTGAACCCGCACGCTCAAAAGCCTCCTCCACCAGTTCGGTGAGGTCTAAATTAAAGCCTGCTGACCCAGAAGTTGTTGCCATTATTTACCCTTACGACGCAAGGCGGCAATTCCACCATTTGCCATTTTATAACCCGCAGCACGTCCTTGCTGTAGTACTTGCCCAAGTCCCACGCCCTGAGATGCTTTATCTCCACCCTTATAGAACGTCTGATCGCCCGGGTTGTATGCGTAGTCTTTGTACTGTTGACCAGCAAAATCTCGTAAAGTCTGTGCAAACCCTTGGTCACCAAACTGTCCAGCCTGACTCATTTTGCTGAAGTCCGTAGGAGCCTGAACTGGGGCTGGGGCTGGGGCTGGGGTACGTCTAGCTAATCTAGCTGCTTCGCGTCGTTCACGCTCCTGCTTTGCGTTTCTTTCAGTCAACTCCGTCATGCGTTTCATTGAGCGATTTATATCCGCCGTGCGTTGTTGTGCGGCATTTAATTTATCTTTGTTATCTGCGTACATTTCGCTAACTACGTCGTACCCGCCATATTTGTTAAATTCTGATC